ATCTGTTATCATTGATTTCAGTATTTATTGATTTCATTATAGGTTTTTCCAATAAAATTATATTATCAACTGAATTTTTAGGGAAATTTTCACTTGTAAAATCAATATTTTTATTTTCTTGAATTGGTTTTAAATTATCTCTTTCTTGTTTGAGTTGTTTTAATCGATCTTCAAATTTTGTGTCATCTTCAACAATCTCAACATCAATTAATGGTTTATCTATATTGTCTATACTAAATAAATTTTCTCCCATATCATTTGCTAATCCTAAAAAACTATTCATATTATTTTCTATAGATTCATTCAAACCTTCTAGACATGAATTTTGTGGTATGGAATGATATTCATTTTGAAGATTATTATTTATGTTTTCTTTATTTTGATTTAATTTATGTGTTTTTAAAAAATCTGGTGTTGAAGGTCGTGAATTAATATTTATTTCTGTTTGTCTTTTTTGGTGAATATCATTTAATTTTATATCATTGGGTTGTTCTTTTCGACTTGTATAATTATTAAAAACATTATCTTGTGTATTATTAATAATAGGTCTAAAAGCTTCATCGAGTGTTGATCTTGTATTTAAATTTCCATGAAAATTTTGTTCATGTGTAGAAATTTTATTTTCAATATCTAAATTTAATAATGTGGGTTGTCTAATCATAAATGAATGAGAATTGTCAGATTGATCCGATATTTGTATATTTGGATTAAATGTAGCTTGTGGTATAGAATAAGTTTCAGATTGAATAAATGCATTAGTATTAAGTTTTGAAGAAAATTCGCGAGTTGATAATGGTCGATCTACTACTTTATTTCCTACATTTAAATTAGAATTAAAATCTCTATTAAATTTCAAATCTGAAGATGATAAAATTTGATCTCCTAAAATATTAGTTGTACTAATTTCGTTTAAAGTTTCGCTTAAAGAATGTCTTTTAAATTGATCTATAATTGAATGATAATTATTACCATTAATTTTTGTAAAATCCATTGCTTTATATACTTGTTTCATATTTTTGACTAATAAATTAATTATTTGTTGTTTTGTTTCACGATTTAAATTTGGTTGTGCTAATTGAATTAATATTAACTTATTTAGATTTGATATAATATCTTTTGAAAAAAAATGATTTTGAAGTTCTGTTTGACAAGAACTCTCATTTTTAGACCAAGAATTATTTATTTTTAATTCAGATATCATCTATTATAAAATAAAAATCTTTTTATTTTATAATAAAAATAATGCGTTTATTCATTTATTTTATAAACCTAAATAAAATTATTCGTATTGGTTAGAATTATCATGGTTATTGTTTATAATTTTATTCCAAAGAGGATAATAAAGATCAGAATCATCATATTGATCTTTGTTTAATACACCATAAAGGATTAAAGCCATTTTTGCTGCTTTTTGTTCTCCTTCTTTTTTGGATAATCCAATACCATAACTTAAACATTTATTTTCTATACTTTCATCTGAAGAGATATCTTGTTTTTCTACACCCATAATATATTTCCTTTTATGTGGAGGACCCTCATAATGAATTGTAATATATTGAGGAAATTTCCATTTCTTTTGATGATATAATCGTAATAGTTGATCTTTATAATTATTATCACAATATAATTTTTCTGAATAATCAATTAACGTTTCTAATAAATTTGTTATTAATAATAAACATACTTCAAAACCATTAGATAAAAATAATGCACCCACAAAAGATTCAAAAATATCTTCATGTAGTTTTTCTAATTCTCGTCCACCTAATTGTTCTATTTGTTTACTTATTATAAAATATTTGTCTAATTGTAATTCTTTTGACATTAAGGCTAGATTTTTTTTATCTTCAATTTTAGTTTGTAATTTGGTCATAAACCCTTCATCTTGTTTGGGATAACGGTGATATAAATACATAGATACTATTACTTTTAATACACGATCACCAAAATATTCTAATCTTTCATAGCTCTTATCAAATAATTCTAACAAATTATTTGAATTTAACTCTTTTTTTGCAGCATTTAAAATATAATCTGGATATATATCTTTTTTACAATAGGATTTATGTGTAAAAGCTTGCCAAAAATATTCGATATGATTTATCTTATCAATAGTAACATTAAATTGATTTAATAAGGTAATAATATCAATTTCTGTAATTAGAATGTTATTTATATTATAAGGAATTTGGATTGTTTCTTCTTGACCTTCACAATTTTTTACTATAAAACCATCATTTATATAATTTGTTTCCATTATAAGCTATACTGAATTTTAATCTATAAATCTTATTTCAATTTTTTAGTTTTATTATTTTGTCTATAAGCTAAATTAGATTACTATTTATTAATTAAAACATACCTATCAATATAAAAACATACCTTTTATTTGATGACCTTATACTAGCTTTAGTTGTAAGAATGATTTATTAAAACTCAACATTTTTATTTCGTTACCTATGACTATTCGGTATGTATATCATTGTTAATTTTATAATATATATAACAAATGAAATCACCAATCTAACCAATACAATCTCAATAATACGAATTTTTGAGTCATATAATGAAAAAATTGAAATTTTTTTTTTTTACTTATTCAATCATTTATAATCTCTTATCGAGTACTAATCCCAGACCATGGGATTATACAACAGCTTACGTTGTTGTATTAAAAATAACCAGACATCTTGGTTATTATGGTCATATCGTTTGGATGCAAATTTTTGCAATATGGCTCATTTTAGAGTTATATTAAACCAGACTTTAGTAATATATAATTATATCTAATTATAATCTATTATATCTAATAATTCGTTATATTTTCAGATTATAGAACATTTAATTAAAAATAATAATAATAATAATGAATCATTATATCTTCAGCTTATGGAACATTTAATTTAACAATAATAATAATGCGTTATATTTTCAGATTATTGGACATTTAATTAATATAACAATAATAAAAATTGAAAAAAAATAAGTTTATATGTTCTATCATCTTAAAACAATTACCGCAATACGGAACATCCCCCCCCGAAGCCACGGGGCTATACAACAGCTTTAGTTGTTGTATTAAAGATAACTAAACGGCTAGTTATCATGGTTGTATAGTTTGGTTCAATCGCAAATTTTTGCGATATATCTCAAATAACTTTGAGATATATTTACTCATGATATTTTTTTATACTCTTCTAGATATAGATCATTAATTTTTTTAATGAAGCTAATTACGATCCTTAAAATTATCCTGGATAATGGAATAATTTTTTAGATATTAAAAAAAATTGAAAAAAAAATATTTATAAAATATTCTATAATATAGATACTGTAAATTATCCAGGTGTCTTCTAATTTATTCCCTTAATTATTTATCCAATATGAATAACAAAGGTTATAACTTATGTTTTGTATATTAATGAATTAGAATAACTTATTCTAATTACCGGCACCTAGATTATTATCACATCAATCATGAAAATTTATACCAGCTTTGATGATGTAAGATTGACTGTCAATTAATGAACAATATATTATTATAAATCAATCCTTGTTCATGGAGATTTATATCAGCTTTATGATGTAAGATTAACTGGATTAATCAATGAACAATATATTATATTATAATTTTCAGTCGTTCATAAAATTTACACCAGCTTTATGGTGTAAGATTGACTTTGTCAATTAATGAACAATATATTATTATAAATCAGCCCTTGTTCATGGGGATTTACATCAGCTTTGTTGATGTAAGAAGATTAACTAAATTAATCAATGAACAATATATTATATTATAATTTTCAGTCGTTCATAAAATTTACACCAGTTTAGATGGTGTAAGATTGACTTTGTCAATTAATGAACAATATTATAAATATCAGCCCTTGTTCATGGGGATTTACATCAGCTTTGTTGATGTAAGAAGATTAACTGGATTAATCAATGAACAATATATTATATTATAATTTTCAGTCGTTCATAAAATTTACACCAGCTTTATGGTGTAAGATTGACTGTCAATTAATGAACATATATTATTATAAATATCAGCCCTTGTTCATGGGGATTTACATCAGCTTTGTTGATGTAAGAAGATTAACGGGATTAATCAATGAACAATATATTATATTATAATTTTTAGTCCTTGTTCATGAGGATTTACATCAGCTTTGATGTTGCAAGATAGAACGAGGTTAATCATTAAACAATATTATATTATTATCAGTTCTTGTCAGATTTATATTAGCTTTTATTAATGTAAGAAGATTACCAGAGTTAATTAATGACACTAATTATGTTCTTTTTTCTTTAGAAGACCTAAAGATATCCTTAATTCACTTCTTAGTTTCTATTTGTTTAGAATTTTTATTTATATCTAATTGTATTTAGATTAGACCATATTAATAAGTCTCTAACTAGAAGGATAAATTCAGGTCATTTGAGTTAATAACGAATATATTAGTATTTTATAACTTTTCAATAATAATCACTATTTTATTATTATTTAAAATATATACCTTTACAGTATTATGTTATTTAGTAACTTATTTTGAAAATATAAACTAAATATTTTAATATTTTAAGATTTATTATATATTTTTTCCATATATCTACAGGAGCTATGAAATATATATTTCATAAAAAAGTTAAATTAATTATAAGAGTTTTTTATTTGCCAAATTATCAGCCTGTTGATTTCCATAGGAATGTTCATCCTGCTTATTAGTATGGGCATATATATGCATAAATTTAATATTGGATTTATCTTTATACAATTCATAAATTTCTTGAACTAAATTTTTATTAGGGATACTAACATTCCAATTTTTTTTGTAACATTTTTCACCAAATGTTGATACACATCTTAAAGCATAAATTGAATCTGAAACAATTACTATTTTTTTTTCTTGTATAATATCATTTTCAATGAGAGGATATGTATGTATGATTGCTAATAACTCAGCAGTATTATTTGTATGAGAACCTTCTAATTTAATAGATACATTACGATCATTATTTAAACCAAAATATATACCTATTCCAGCTCGTGAATAATTTTTTCCATTATGTTTACAAGCTCCATCTGTATAAACATAATAATCTGGATTGAAAGAATAATCTTGATTTGACAAGATATTATTGGCAATGAGAATATTTGATTTCTTATTTAAAAATTTCATAGTTCTATTATAATAGAATATAAATTCTATTAATTAATTTTTCATATTTTATATTAATATAAAAATTTATTTATTATAATAATTAATGGCAAAGATAATTACAATTATTTACAATCAATCTGATAATATCGAACAAACCCCTCCTAATTATGAATTACAACAAAATAATTTAATATTTAATATTGATGACAAAAGTAAAGCTTTTTCCATTAACAAACCTTTTGAATTTGATGACAATATTAAATCTAAAATATATGATATTGGATCTAGTATCTTATGTTTAAAAAAAAAAGATTTTTTAAATATTAATCACATGGAAAAAAATACGTTTTCTTCTGACGAAAATTCTGATAAAAATATAAATTTAAATTTGAAATATACATCTATGTCTAAAGACATAGATCTAGACCTAGAACCTTTATATCATAGCTCTAAAGATTGTATATCTTTCTGTTTTCCAGAAAAATCTAAAAGAGAAATTAAAGATACATCCCAAAGCTCTGTTTTGGGATCTAAAGCTCATGACTTCATTACGAGCTGTACAACTTTCAATGAAACCAAAAGTTATACAGAAAATAGTTCATCTTATTGTACCAAAAAAACAAACACCAGTTTTAAAAAATTTAAAAATCAAACTTATATAATTGGTAATATTTCTTATATGGAAAATCATATTACATATTTATTATTTTATGATATTTATAAATTGTTAAATTATAATTTAAATTTTAGTGTTAAATTAAATAATAAATTTATATCTAATTATCAATTAATTAATGATATAAATGTGTTAAGTGTAATAATTAAACCACCTATTAAATATAATGGTTTACAAACTTTAAATTCATGGAAAACATATTCTATTAATAACAGCTATTCAAGTATGGTAAATAATTTAAACTTAGATATAAAACAGACTATTGCAAATTATATTGAGACAATGACTCAATATAATGATTGGAAAAAATTACCAACTTTTGATATATTGATTCACGACCTTGAAATAATAATTAATGCTTTTCCTTATAATAAATGTAATAAATGTAATAAATGTAATAATTCTGAAATAATAATCATACCTTATAATATAGATCAAGTACTTTTAGATTATAGTAATATAATAGAATTAGATAAATTTATATTAGCAATCCGCTTTGAATTTTTATTTTTATTCAATAAATAAAATTATATTTAAGATAACAAACTTTTATAATAGAAACCATCATGTTGAATATCTTTGTCATAAATTTTTGCAAATTTACGATCTGATATATTTAATGCTTTAAAACAATATGTTTTACATTCAAATTCTTCAATTAAATTATTATTTGAATCAAATTTACCTGCACCATTTTTATATAATATTGGTTTTTCATGATTATCTTCATAATTTTTAATTAATTCATGTGCACATAAATTATATGACCGGTAATAACATCCATTATATAAAGTGAAATTTGCAACAGCTCTATCTAAAGCTGACGCGCATTTATTAAGAAATTTTGCTGCTGTTTATCAAGAAAAATATTAATAATTTCTGTTTTGTTTTTATTAATTTGCGCGATATAATCTAAAGTTTTTTGATGGTGTAATTGATGTGTTGGACTAATATTATTATTTATGTATTGATTAATATTTTCATTTTCAATATCGCGTGGTAAATAAAACCATCTATAATCTTTATAAATTGTATTCTCTTTAATTGCTTTACCGATTGATGGTCTTCTAATTTGATTATTTGATTTTAATAATTCGCTAACAGAATCATATATTTTAGAAATATTTAAATCATTTGGATTTAATTGGACTAATTTTGGACCAAGTGTTTTGAGCAAAATAAAAATTAAAAATTTTATTTTGCTCTTAATAATTCTATATAAATTCTTAGAAGAATTAATATAGAATTGTTTCTTTTGTATTTTCGCTTTTAATATTTTGTTGCATAAAATTAATTTTCATTAATAATGATGTATTTGTTTGTTCTAATTTATTCAATTTATCATTTATATTATCATCGGTATTATTATTTGTATTATTATTTATATTACCGATATTATTATTTAATTTATTAAAAATCAATTCGATTGTTTATTATCTAAATTTTTTAATAAAACAAGTTGTTCATTTTTTAATTTAATTTGCTCATTTTCTAATTTTAATTGTTCGTTATATAATTCTCTTTTTTGTATTGTATCATCATCGAATTTATTAATATTTTTTTTAATGATATTTAATAATTTGTTATAAGATAATGATTTATTGATTAAAAATAATTCTTGCTCATTTTCATGATTTTGTGGGGAAAAAAGCTTTGCTTTTTTTCCCATACTATTTAATAAAAATCTTTAATAAAGATTTTTATTAAATTCTGTAAATCTTTAACTTTATTTGATCTAAGTTTTTTATGATGATGTAAAAATAATTCAAATTGACGTTCTTCTTGAAGTAAAAAACAATCTAATATAATGGTTTCATCGTAATGTGATTTATGTTCATTGTATCTATCTAATACACCTTTTCTTGAACTCCCAATTTTAACTATAAATGAATTATCTGGATTAGTTTTAACTTTAATAATGTATATTAATGATCCTACAGTACCATATTTTTGTAATAATACATTATGACGTTCTAATTCTTTTTCTTTAGTTAATTTCATATTAGTATCTTCTAATGCTTTATCTTTTTGTTTAATAATATTTTGTTGTTCAATAAATTGATTTTGAATATATTTTAAAATTATTTCTTCCATTTTAATATAATAATCATATATTTTATCAGCTTCTTTAGTTGCTGCTTTCATACAAAATTTTTTAAAACAATTAATTCTTAACATAATATTTTCTTTATTATGTCCACCATATTTTACATCTAATTTTCCATCATAATCTTGCTGCGGTGATTTCCGCAGCAAGATTATATAATCATGTCCATCAATAAATTTTGTAATTAATAATTTTTTTGCATCGCTTTTTCTTGTAAATCCAATCCATTTATAAATATCATCTAAATTAATAATAAATTTATTTTGTTTATTTTGATTATCAATAAATAATTTAAAACTTAACTCAAATAATTATTTATCAGTTTCGTCGAAATGTGTTCTAATTTTTTCTATTAAACCATTTGTTAGTAAATTATTAGTATTGAGAATTTGATTTGTATCTTGAATTATTGAATTTATGTTATAATATATAACATTCAATCCTTTAAGACCACTAACATATATTAAAATTATTATATATAAAATAAATTTATGTGAGCTAGTAACTTAATCACTAATCAATGATCTTCAATCATTGATTTCTGGTGAAAACTCTAGAGTTTTCAAACTAATTTAATCTCTACTTTGTGTAAAGATTAAATTTCTGTAATTTTTCATATATTCATTTCGTTGTTTATTAAATTCATCTTTACCTAGTTCTTCTTTCTTCTTGTTTAATGATTTTAAAGCTTTTTTTCTATTTTTTAATTGTAGTTCAGTTGGATTATCATGATCAATTATTTTATTAGACGTTTTCCAATTATTTTCATTAATGATTTTATAATTATCTTTATTTAATTCTAATGAATAATTACTATTTAGATAATCTATAAATTTATCTAATTCTGAATGAATATCATAACTATTTATTTTTGTTTTATATTGTTTAGTCAAGCCATTACCTTTTTTAGAAAACTGTATATAATCAACATTATTTATTGTTGTTATACTAAAATTTACAGGCATGGTTGGTTTTATTATAATATGTTCATCTTTGTGTTTTACAATATGAACATCGTTTGGAATATTAGGTATAATATAATTATCTATTTTTAAATTTGAATTTTCATTATTTAATAATTTTACAAAATTATTAAATTCTAATTGAATATCATTAGATGCTACTATTATTTTTTTAGAATATCTTATTTTATTAATTACTTTGGCATATTGAAAATAATATTTTCCTTTTTCTTTATAAAATGAAAAATTTGGAGGTAAATTTAATTTAATATTTTTAGGTAATATTAGATTAGTATCTATAATTTTATCTGCAGAACTACTAGATTTAGAATTATTTATCAAGTTATTACTTAAAACCTCTGAATCGTCTTTCATTTTTTTTGATTCCTTATTATATTCATATTTTATTTCTGCATTATTTTCAGAATCATTAGTTAAATTATTATCTGAATCATTATCTGAATTATTATTTGAATTACTAGGTGTTCCAGTTTTAAGATCATTATTTAATTCTTCTATTTTTTTTATAACAATATTTAATTTTTCTTGAATTGTTAATTTATTTGATTTAGGTGTTTCCCATCTTTTTAATTTAGGATGATTACAAATATAAAAATATTCTCTATATCTACCATTATTTTTATTTAATATTTCTTTACGATAAACAATATATTTAGGTAAATCAGATTGATTAATTCCATTAGGTAATTCTATAGCATCTTTTCTTCTTTCTGATTTATCGCGATTTGAATTTTGAATACTCATATCAACTGATCTAAGATTTCCGCGTCTATTATCTAATTTATCTCGATTAATATGATCAACAGTTTTTGTAAAATCAGACAAATTTTCATCATGAACATCCATAATTAATTGATGTAAATAATAAAAACATCTATCGGAATTCACTGTCGTTGCTATATATCCATTTGAATGTATATAATAAGATGATCTTGTATTTTTAAAATACAATACTTTATCAATATCATCTAATGATATTTTTGTATATATATCATCTTTAATATGCATTAAGTAATATATTAAATTATTATTTTTTACTTTCCAGTACATATTTCTATATTGTCCTGAATATTTACCGGCTATAATTTTATAAGGAGAACCATATTCTAATATTGTATAATTTTTTGGTTCTGGAAATATATCTAAATACTTATGTGGTGTATTTATTTTAATATTTTGTTTTCTATAATCATTGCTATTATTATTCAAAAATATGAATGTATTATTTTTATTATTCGGATATAAAATATCAAATAATCTAGTTTTTAATTTATAATTTTGATAATACCATAAATTATCAATTAAATCAAAATTAAAATTTTCAAATTTACAATTTTTTAATCGTGAAATAATTAAACTATGGTCATTATCTATTTTAATTTGGTTAACTAGAATACATTTATCGTTAATAAATTTAATAATTTCCATTAAATATTAAATACAATATAGCTTTATATCATTTCAATTTCATTTTTTTAAAGTGTACTTATGGCATAATGATAAATTAATGATGTTATCATATAATAACATTAAATTATCAAATAATATAGAATAAAATATATCATAATTTAAATTATTTAAAAAGTAAATTACATCTCAATTCGAATAAGCAGTTCCTGCCATTCCTGACATCACACGAAGCACATTATAATTCACTGTATAGATGTTTAAAACAGATCCAGATCCAATGTAATTAGTTGCATAACTACTGCCTTTAACAGGCGGAGCATTGTATAGACCTACATCAAGTTGAAGGGTAGCATTATCAATACGAGAAAAATTGCATGTCCCAGTTGGCTGATGATCCTCTGCTTTAAGAGCAAAACTATATACATTAATACCATCTGCAGGAGTATTGCTGAAATGTTGGTATGGTTGTACATAGTTAAAATAATTGCCATCGCGAGCTTGAAATCGATCATGACCATTAAGTTGTAGTTTTCCTGTATAAATAGGATTGTCTGATCCATCAATGAAATTACCATAATTAAAGTAATTAACGATGCTAACTTTTCCAAGGTTAACAACATTAGTATTAAGGGCTGCAAGGACTGATACAGATTTAGAAATATCTTCTATAGTTAGATTGTTGCTAGTAACAACACAATTATTTAACAGATCAGCATAAAGTCCTGCAGAAGTTGATCCGCTACCTATCAGAGCATAATTTTGGTTAGCAACAAGATCTTGTTGACAAATAACTCGAACTTCTACTTTAGAAAGAAGAGCAATGATAAGCGGATCTGTAATGTTAGAATTAAATTGAGGTTCAAAGAGATCACCTGCTGCTTCTGCATTGAGTCCAGTGCCTCCTTTGTCAACATATAATTGTGTCATGTTAGGAGTTGTAACATTAGCTCCAGCACTTTCGGAAGTAGATCCTGAAGGTGGAGTATAAGTAGCAGTTAGATTTTTACGACTAGCAATATATAAAATTTTAGCAAAAGTATCAATTGCTGATGACCAATTACCATCATAAGCATAGGCAATCCATTCATTTCTAGTAATATATTGTTCAAGTTGTGGTACCCAGACAAGATATTTGCTAGGATGATTGAAATTGAGACGATATTTTGGATTAGTGGTTAAAGTCTCAGAGCCTGTAAATTGAAGCTGTTCAATAAGATATTCGTGGGAAGCTTGTGCAAACCGTTTTCTTTCTTCAGAATCTAGATAAACATAATCTATTAATATATAGGAGTCTTGCATAGTTGGTAAAATAGATGGTGGTTGAGTTGAACTACCTTGCCAGTTAATACAATCTACGGCTTTACGGAATACCAGGGTAATTCTTACATCATGATATTGGAGAGCAATTAAAGGAAGAGCTAAACCATTGTTACGATTAAACCAGAAAATTAGAGGAACATATAGTTGATATCCAGGTTTAGCATTGCTATTAATATTAGTAAGGGCTGGAATATCACCAATCATTTTAGTATAACCTCTTGTTTGACCAGCTTTATGAGTTAATTCATACCAAATATTAAGCCAATCACCATATTGTTCATCAATTTTAGACCCACCTATCTCAATTTTAACATCATCAATAATAGCATGACCTAGTCTAGATACGTATCCCCAAGAAGAGGATGGGGAAGATACAGCATTTAGAGTAATAGCAACATACATATTAGTAATCAGATCACCGTTTCTGTTAATAGTACAAGTTACGGTTCTACCGAAATCAGCAGCACCATTCCAAGTTTGTTGAATTGGCTCTACAGCAAAATTAGTATGACGTCTATATACTACTTTGAAAAATGTAATTTGAGGATTACCTGTTAGATATACATCTTGTGCGCCATAAGCGACTAATTGCATTAAACCACCGCCCATATATTTATATATTATATAGAGAAATTTTTTTTTAATTATAATAAATTTGTAAAATTATTATATATTTTATAATTCAAAAATTTAAATTTTATAAATTTTTATATAAAATTTATAAATATTTATTACAAATTTATACTAATTTTATAATAAAATTTTAATTTTTATAAATTAAATATTTAAACATTTTTTATGCTTAATTTAATAAATATGAGTGAAAACTATAATATATATACATATGACTTTAATTCAAGTATTTATTCCGGAAAACATAATTTTACACCACCTACATCAATTGGTATACTTAATATTCCAACAAATTCTGCATCTGATAAATATTTACCTATAGAAACAACTCATGTGAAACATGAGTTGTTAAGGACAAAAACAAAGCTTTTGCCCGAAACAAAACAATCATATGAAGATCTTTGTCAATCTATTAGTCAATATAATATAAAATATTCTAAAACATCTTGTACAGATACCAATACAAATACCATATTATATTCATCTATTTCAACTTCAGAAGGTTATATTTCAGATACTAAAAATAATTTTGAAAATATTAAAAATTCTCCTTTATCTAATATGGATTATTCACCAAGTACAGAAAAAAATAATAATAAACTGTCTATGAATAAAGAATATTCTATCAAAAAATCATCTTTTAATAAAAATATATCAAAGTATAAAGAATTTAAAAATCAAAATAAAGAATCATATACCCTAGATAATAAGCATAGACAAATGGTTAATTATTTTCAAAATAAACGGAAAAATATTAATAATATTCTTGATCAATTGAATGATATTAATAATAAACTTAACATACTTTATAAAAAAGAACGATTTACATCTCAAGATATTAAATATAAAGCAGAACTTTTAGATAAAAAAGACGAATTTGAATATGAATATAATAATATAAATAGTAATAATGATGAAATGGATTATTATGATATAGCCGGAGATTTAATTATTGATTATTATGATATCAGAGATAATACTAATTATCAAATTAAAGAACCTAAAAATATATTAGATTTTTTAGCTGATAAAAAAACGAATAATAATAATATTAATAATACTAATAATACTAATATTAATAAAGTTAAATTATTAGAAAAATATTGTCAAAGAGTCGATGGTATTAGAATTAATCAAGATAATGGATCTCAAAGAATAAAATATTGCGAAGAATGTAATATTGAAAAAATTTTAGATATGACAGAAAGCGCATATATATGTCCATGTTGTGGTGATAGCGAAGTTATTATTTTTGATGAAGACCGACAAATAAAAGATTATTCTCCTTATAGAAGATTAAACCATTTTAGAGAATGGCTTAATCAATTTCAAGCAAAACAATCACCAGATATTCCAGAACAAGTATTCATTGATATTGTAAAAGAATTAAATAAAAATAGAGTTACTGATTTATCTATTTTAAATAAAAAATATATGAAAACTATACTCAAAAAATTACAATATAATATTTATTATGAACATGTTGCTTATATTATTAATAAATTAAATAATTTACCACCTCCTAAAATTACTAGAGATATGGAAAAACTTTTTATTTCTATGTTTTTTAAGATACAAGAACCATGGGAAAATTATAAGAGCCGCGAAAGAAAAAATTTTCTTTCTTACTCATATGTTTTACATAAGCTGTGTGAATTATTAGAATTAGATCACTTATTGGAATGTTTCCCATTACATAAAGATTCAGATAAAATAATGGAAAACGATCAAATCTGGAAAAAAATCTGTAATCACTTAAAATGGCAATATATTAGTTCATTCAAATAAATTAGAAAATGTATATAATACCTGTTAAAAATTACATAAATGTTAAATATAGCTATTTATTTAAAGAAATAGTTATTAATATAACTATGGAGGAGATTGACAATAAATTACAAGATATGTTAAATTCCGAATTTACCACTAATGAACAACAAATATTTTTAGAACATTTTCAAGAATTTCTAAACAGAGATAATGATTTTATTATAAATATCGAATTTGCATTCAAATGGATTGGATTTACACGAAAAGAAAATGCTAAAATATTACTTAAGAAATATTTTATTTTAGATATTGATTATATTACATCGAACTCTGTAGTTTTTCATGCTAGCGTGAAAAACTATTCATCTACAAATAAAGAAGGCAGACCTAATGAAATATTTTTAATGACACCTAATACATTTAAGCAATTATGTGTTTTAGCAAATACAGAAAAAGGAAAGCAAGTCAGATTATATTATATTAAAATGGAATCTGTTATGATGAAATATTTAAAAGAAAAAAATAAATTTAATGAACAATTATTAATCAAATGTAAACAAGAAAAAAATGAAGCAGAACAAAAAGCAAAAAATATGGAATATGCATATTTAACCGAACAAGAAAAAATAGCTAGAATTACTAATAGAAGAGTTCAAAAAGAAAAAAGTGGTCAAATAGTATATATTTATAAAGAGACTGAATTCAAATATAAAATTGGCGAATCATCTAATATAGCCCGACGAGAAAATGCTCATGGATGTTCTAATACACAAAATTCTATTGTTTACACAAAACGCTGTTGTAATTGTAAATTATTAGAAAAAGTAGTGCATTATATTTTAGATCAATACCGAGATATAAATAATAGAGAATGGTTTACCGTTTCTTTTGAAATCGCGAAAACAGCATTAGATAGTGCACATATATTTCTTGATGGATTAATTAATCGATGTAATTCTATTTGTACTAAATCTTTTTTTCATAAATTAAAAGATTTAGTACAAGATCTTCCTGAAATTAGTGATGGAAAAACTCATAATATTGAAAAAAATAATCAAATTGTTGAAATAATACAAAACCCTGAAAAACCAATAGAAATTAATCTTGATAATATAGTAAATCCATTAGATTTTAATAAATTTATTGAAGAATGTTGTGAAAAAGATGAAAAATATACAGCATTTTCTGCTGAATTATTTGGTTGTCATAGAAATTGGTCGCGATGTTCAAAAAAAACTACCAAAGATGCATTTTATAAATTTTTATGTGATAATTTTAAAAAATGTAAAATATTTGATGATAAATCCAAAGCTAGACTTGCATCTTATAGAGGATTACGAATTAAAAACTCAATGATGCCTAGAAAACCAAAAGATATTCAAGAAGATATTGAACAATTTATTTCGACTAAATGCGAGGCTTCATATACAGGACGAATTGCATCAAAAGATATTTATGAAGCATTTGAATCATATAAACAAGAATCTGATTCTATGTATAAATTAAATTCTTATGAAAAAGTACGTATTGATCATTATTTTAAATATGCATTTTTACCTAGCCTCGTATTTACTGGAACAATGTCAAAACATGGATATTTTTTTGTAACATTAAAAGATAAACCTAATACTACTGGATTAAAATTAGCTAATAAATTAAAGAAAAAAATTATAAAAATCGATATTACTACTAAAGAAATTATTGAAACATTTGATTCACTTACAGCTGCTGCAAAAAGTATTGGAAGAACACCAGCCTGTGTATCAACAGATATAATATATCAACGTCCTAGAGATAATTTTTTATTTCAATATATCGATTAAACCAAAGAGTTTATAAATATTAGACTATACATTTAAAATCTTTATTGAATTTTGTTTACTATGTTTTGTATAAGCTATGCAAATTACTAGAATTAATCAAAAAATTAAATATTTTTTGATTAATATCTATTGGCAAATAGCAAAGCTTTTTAAGATTCTTATCTGGCTTTACTAAATAAGGACTCAGATAAAATAATGGAAAACGACAGAAACTAAAAACTTTGTTTTTTAGTTAAGCTAAATTAGAAAAATCTAAATTTTTCTAATTTACCGAATCTGGAAAAAATATGTAATCACCTAAAATGGCAATACATTAGTTCATTCAAATAAATTTGTGAACGTGTGTATATCTGTTAAATATATCAATTTATTTAAAAAAATAGTTATTAATATAACTATGGAGAAAATCGATAGTAAATCAAAATGATTAATATATTATTAATATATATTAATATTGAATTTGCTTTCAAATGGATTGGATTTACACGCAAAGATAATGCAAAATGTCTATTACAAAAATATTTTGTAATAAATAAAGATTATATTATATTTATAAATAAACATAATATATGTGATGATATTAGTTCATTCCTCCCAAAAGAGGAGATATATGATCCTAAATTAGGTGATGTAAAATTGAATGAAATCATTTTGTTAAAACTCCATTACATAAGGACTCATATAAAATAATGGAAAACAATCAAATCTGGAAAAAAATCTATAATCACTTAAAATGGCAATATATTAGTTCATTCAAATAATTAAGAAAATGTATGTTAAACTCATTACATAAATATAAAAATATCAAATTATAATAATTTAATTGAACATACTAGGATATTTTTCCTAAACGATAATATTTATATTAACTACTATAATATTTATATTATAGTAGTTAATATAAATAAAATTATATTTTTAGTAAAACCATTTCGTTCTTTGGGTATATAATACATAAAGAAATAGTTAATATTTTATTAATGAATAAACTAATAAAAAATAATATATTAAATGATAATAAATTAATAAAATTAATAAAAGATAATTTTACTGAAGATGATATCAAAATATTTGAGTTAAATTATGAAATATATAAAAATTATAAAGAAAATAAAAATGAATTTACAATAGATTTAGCTGATATTTATGAATTTATAGGTTTTACACAAAAAATAAATGCTAAAAGATTATTAATTAAAAATTTTATAAAAGATAATGATTATAAAATTTTGCTCTTCCCAAATGAAGAGCAAAAATTAGATCATAGAGGTGGACATAATAAAGAA